AGGATTTTGTTTTTTTTTTTTTTTTAATAAAAAATATTTTATATATTTATGATATTATTTATTATAATATTGATCTTTATATTTAAATATTTATTTTTAAAAACAAATAAAAAACATAAATTTTGGGATAAACAACCTGTTTCTAGAAAATATATTAATAATGAAGGTATAATTTCTACAAATCCTATATTTAATATAATTCTTAAAAATAATATGTTTTTTAAAGATATTGATATTACTTTATCAAAAAATCTTTTATTAATTTATAATTTTATAAATAATAATTATAATGAATCTTATATATATTCTATAAATTTTTTAAAAGAAACATTATTATATTTAGATAATAATGAATCTAATAACATAGGTTTATTTAATGAAAATAATGAAATTATTGGATTTATTCATTGTAAACCTATAAATTTATTTATTAAATCTAAAATTCAAAAATTTTATTACACTGACTTTCTTTGTGTGCATAAATTATACCGTAATAATAATTTAGCAGTTATTCTTATTTCAAAACTAATTACATTACATAATAGATATCAACCTTTTATCTTTAAAAAAGATATTAAAATGCTACCATTTAACTATATTAATAAATCTTCTTATTACTATTATCAAATTACTAATAATAAATTTATACATATCAAAAATAATATTATATTCGCTAATAAACACAATATATTAGATGTTTATAATTTTATTAATAAAATTTGTAAAAATAAAAAAATTTATCAATATTTAACTTTTAATGAATTCAAAAAATTATATATTAATAGTTCAAAAAAAATTATTATAGAATATGATATTAACAATGAAATAATAGGAATAATAACATTTGTAAATTTTTATATGCGCTCTAATAAAACAAATTTTTTTGAAAATTATTTATCTATAAAAAAAAAATATAAATTGGAAACTAGTTTTTTTCATACTATAGATATTGAGAACATATATATTTATAATAATAAAAATTATGAATTATTTTATTTTTTAATAAATTATTCAATAAAAAATAATATTAAAATTATTTCATGTATTGATCAATCTCTTTCTTATTATTTTATTAATCAAAATAATATGAAAAAATCTATGAATATTTATTTTCATGCTTACAATTATCACATAAACAATATCATTGACAAAAATGATATTATATTTAATTTTTTATAATTATACTTAAAGTTTAATTTTAAATTATACTAAATGTACTTGGTTTATATTATAGTTTGTGATAATTTATCATATATAGGTATGACTAATAATTTTTTTAATAGATGGTTACAGCATAATGGAATTATTTCGGGAGGAGCTAAATATACTAGAAAAAAATCAAATTGGTATCCAATATGTATTATTGATGGATTTAAAAATAAATCTGAAGCAATGCAATGTGAATGGAAATTAAAAAATAAATATTATTATACTACAATTTATCCATTTAAAAAATTTAAATTAGTTTTAAATCATAGTAAGAGAATTGAATATCTTAATGAATTATTAAAACAAAAAAAATGGACTTCTAAATCTCCTGATATTCAAACTCAAAATTTAACTATATATATTGATAAAGAATTTGAAAATATAATTAATTCTGTAAATACTCAAGAATTATATTGGAAATAATAAATTATTATATTATATTATGAAATTAATTAATAATAAACAATTTGTTTATTTTGTTATTAGTATTATTACTTTATTATTATATTTATTTATATATTTTATATTATCTCGTTATACTAAATATAAAATTGATTTATTATATATTTTTATTTTATATATAATTACAACAATTATATTAATTAAATTATATATTAAAATTTTAAATCAAAAAAAAAATACTGCTTTAATTCCATATCCTTTAAATTCTACAAAAAAATATATTATAAATAGAAAATATCTTCCTATATCTAGTAAAAATGGTAATCATTATACACTTTCTATTTGGATATGGTTACAAGAAATCGATTATAATAATAATAAACAAAAATGGAAACATATATTACATATTGGAGATTCTAAAGCTACTAAGTGTCAACCATCTATTTGGTTAGATCCTAATATTAATAAATTAGTAATATTTTTTGATACAATTGATAAAAAATATATTTATGATCCTATTATTGAAAATAAAATGTATAAATCTTATAACGAAACTCTACGTAAAAGTGATTCTTTTGAAGTTTTTAATTATAAAAGATTAAGTGATTTAAAAGAAGATTGCAATAATAATATTAATTGTAAAAGCATATCTCTTGAATGTAAAAATAATTCAAATAATAGTATATGTAAATATGGTATTTTAAGCTTAAAAAATCATCATGATAAAAACTTTTTTACGTTAAATAATCAACAAATTGAAAAATCAAAAAATGACAAAATGAATTATATTGGAACTATTAATAAAAATGAATCTCATACATCTACCAATCCTAACAAAAATTTAAAGATTTTTGAAGAAGATTTTAAAAAAGGAATTATAGAAAACATACCTATAGGTCGTTGGTTTCATTTAGCTTTAGTTGTTGAAAATCAATCCGCAATTATATATATAGATGGCAAGTTGAAACAGACTATTGTTTTTCAATCACCTATTCGCATGAATGATGGTCATATTTATCTTACAAATGATGGTGGTTATAAAGGTTTATTATCACAATTAAAATATTATAATAATCCATTATTTTATAAAGAAATTAATAAAATATATAATCAAGGTCCTAAACCATGGACATTTCCATTAAATGAAGTAAATTATAAAAATAATAAGAATTAACATTTAATATATAAATTATTATTTTTTAAACATTTTACATATACCTTTAATTCCAGCTTTTACATAATCATGATGATGATACCTATTTTGTAATATAATCCCTATATCTCTCCATCCAGGGTACATATGATCACAATAAAATTCTGATTTATTGGGAATATTTATTATTATATTTTCAAATAATACTTGTCTTATTGGATATAAATTTTTTTTTTTTCCAATATCAAAATATTTTGAATTATTTTCATAGGCTATATTTGGATATGGGGATAAAAATAAATCTACTATATTTTTATTCGCATTTTTCTGACCCAATTGAATATAATGATCTACATCTATTTTTCGTATAAACATATTGGTTTTTTTTAGATAAGGATTTAATTTATTTATTAAACTTTCTTTATCTTTTCTATTTACTTTTGGTAGAAATAAATCAATATCATCATCCCAAGGAATAAACCCTCTATGACGTAATGCTCCTAAAAGTGTCCCCCCTTCGGCAACATATTCTATATTTAAATAATTTAAAATTTTTATAATTTCTTTTAATCCTTTTAATCTTTGATTATAATTATATTGTAATAATAAATTCTTTTTACTACAATTTATAGAATACCATTTATCATATATATGATTTACCTTTTCTTTGTTCTTTTTTTTATATTTTATATGTAAAAAATTTTCAAAAAATAATATAGATTTTTGGTTTATATTGCTATTACTTATTATTTTTAATAGAAATAGTATCAGAATTATATTCATAAGAATTAATTTCATTAATATATATAATTAAATAATTATATAATTTGATTTATAATTAAAATTTAATATAATAATATAAATGACAAAACAACCAGAAAATATATTATATATTCCTGAAGCAATTACATCAGAATTAGAAAAAGAAGCACTCTTGTATTGTAATAATATTACTAATTACAAACCTATCTCTGGTAAACGTTTTAAAGGAATTAAAAATATGCGAACGGGTTTTGGTCGTAATCATCAAGAAAAAATACCTAATGTATTTAATGATATAATAACTCAAGCACTTACTACATTAAAAACAAAAAATCTAGAATTATTTAGTAATCATACTGAATTCAGTAATTTTCATCCTGAAACACTTGTTCTAAATAAATATGATATAGGCGATAAATGTGGTGCACATCATGATCCTCCTCGAGCAGAACCTTTAGTAATAGGTATTACTATAGGTAATAGTAGAAAAATGCGGTGGAGAAAAGATACCAATATACTTACTAAATATGATATTGTCACAGAACCTAGATCATTATATGCATTTTGGGGTGATGCTTTCAATTCTTGGACACACGAATCAGTAGCTTCAAAAAAACAAAAAGGTGTAGTATATTCATTATCTTTCAGAAAAAAAAGATTTTAAAACTAAATTTTAAAATAAATATAAAATATAGATACAGATTTTCTAATTTATAATTCTGGTATGAATATTTATTGTATATTAAATTAAGTTAAAACCAATAAAAAAAACACTGGCTATTTCTTATAAAAATTTTTTATATGAAATATCTATAAACTGACTTTGTAAATTCTTCTTATTATTACTCTATTAGTTAATATATATAAATCTTGAAGTAAAATTTATAATAATTATTTATTAAATATTTTAAATTTGACTTATTTTATTTACATATCTGTTTTATAAAATAATATGAAAATATTTATCAAACCCGTTGGATTAACTATAAATGATTTTAAATATAAATTAATTAAAGAAGGTAGATTATCTGAAAAAAGTTGTTGTTGTGGTCGGTTAGATCCACAAGCAAGAGGTGCAGAATTATTTTTAGAAAATGAAGGACTTAAAGATTTTGACAAATATACATATAATACAGATAAAGAATATGAGGCAGAAATTATAATAGGAATGTCTACAGATACAGATGATATTATGGGTATATTAGATAACAAATATAATTTTCCATTAACTGAAATAGAAAAAAATAATATAATATCTAAAATTACAGATGAACTTAATGATTTAAATATTAATAGACAATTTAATCAAAAATTTCATCCATATTCATCATTTATGTTAAGAAAAAATGGAGAGAGAAAACCTTTATGGAAATGGAAAAAACTGAATAAGTTAGAGGATAAAGATATTCCATCTAAAAAGATTTACTTACATTTTATTAATATTTTAGAATTAAAAACATATAAATATTCAGATATATTACAAGAATTTATAAAAAGAATTAATTTAACTGATAAAAAACATAAATTTAGGCAGCAAGAGATTGTAGAACAATGGCGTGATTTAGAAAATTTAAAAATAATTGATAATATTTATTCTATTAAATTTCAAATTAAAGTTAGTTCTGGATTTTATATAAGACAATTATGTCAAGATTTAAAAAAAAAAATACATTTTCCATTAATGATATTTGATATTAATCGAACAAAAATACACTTAAAAACAATTTAAATAGATAATAATAACTTATGCTTTTAATATTATTTTTATTCTTTACATATACAAAATCTATTGAATTAAAATATACTTATACGTCTGAAGAATTTCTTTATTCTCATAATCATACTAATATAGATTTTTACAAAAATCTAACTAATAATACACATACGCAGTTAAATATAAATACACATATAAATGAAACTTTCTTAAAAAGTCCTGATTATTTATATGATAGTTTATATTATAATAAAACTAATGATTACACATACATAAATTCATTTAAAAATAAAAGTGAAAATTTAAGTAAAAATAATATATCTTCCTCATTGAATATTTTAAAATTAAACATAAGTAAAAAATCTAATTATTCTTCAAATAATAGTATTATAAAAAATATAAATAAAATAATTATATTTTTATCTTTGTTAGGATTTAGAATAATTAATTAAGTAAATATGGATTAATAACAAAATAAATTTGATATAAATTTATATATAATAATTTTTATTTCATAAATGAATAAATCGAATTTTTCACATCATAAAAGTATATTTGATACTAAAAAAAATTCAGTTATAGAACTTTATAATTGGATGATATTAACTAATAAAAAAAAAATATCTACTGAAAATAGTGTATTATTATCAGAAGATATATCTGATATAGAAATAATAAAAGGTATGATAAATCTTTTATTAGATTTAACGGTCAATACTAAATATATTGAAATAGAAGAAAGAATTAATATAGAAGATATAGAATTTGATACAGCATTTTGTAATAAATGTGATACTAGATATATAGTGCGTTCAGTTACTAATAAAGATAAAATAAAATACAAGTCATATGATAATGCATATAAATGGCTTACATTTGATGGTAAAATTTGTAAATGTTAAATTAGAAAAAAATTTTTTTATATGTTTAAAACACATTTATAAAATTTTAGATATCTATATTATTAATAGTAAATAAGGTTTCCTTTATTAATAAAAGTCATATTTTAGCATATATTGAACTATTTAACCTTTTTTGTAATATGATAAGCTTTATGATTTATTAATAATTCTTTTATCTCTGTTTTTAGTCTTTTTTCATATTCTTTATCACTTTTAGCATAAAATTCTTGAAATTTAGTAAATTTTTCTATTATTCTATCTGTTAATTTATTTGTATCTTTTTGTTTATCAAAATTACCATCTAATATACTATAACCTGTATGCATTAAATCATCTACTACTCCTATTGTTTCTTTTTTTAACCAAGCATCTTTTTCCTGGTCGTAAATTAGGGCTTTTGAGCTTTTATCATCTTTTATCATAACATTCCAATTTTTAGGGTAATTAGGATTAAAATATACGGCTTCTATTACTCTTTGTATAGACGTAAATGGTCTATCATAACAAAATCTTAAAAATTTATCACTTAAGTGAGATGTATCTTCTTGGCCCCATCCATTTATCTGTATGTTAACAGTATTATTGTTATTAATGATATTATTACAATTACTAATATTTTCTATATTAGTATTACCAGTTTTCATAATTAAAATTTCTATTTGTTTTTTTAACAATTTCATTTCTTCTTTATATATTTCTATCATCTCTACATTTTTTTGGTCAAATTTTTCTTTTTTTTCCTTACATTTTTTTAGATGTTTACACATATTACTATTTGTTGAATATATCTTGTTACAATAAATACATTTATGCTTGTTAATAGTAGTAGAATTATCTTTAATGTATGTTTTTATCAAATTTAATTCAATTGAATTCATTTTTGGATTCAAATTGGATTCAATTGGATTCATTTTTGGATTCAATTTGGATTTTTTCGTTATATTTTCAGTAAGTTCCTGTATTAAGGTTTCATTAGGTATATCTAAATAATTAACTTTACATGGATTTATCCTTTTTAAATGTTTAATAAAATTACCTTTATGCGTATCAATATGTCCACATCTTTTACAAATATATTTCATATTTATATAATTATTATTATATAAAATCTTTAAATATAAAAAAAAATAACATTTTTTAAAAATATATTGATAAATTTGTTATTTTGGTAAATTTTGAAGATTCCGCGGGGGGAAAATCTGAAATCTAAATTTGATCTCAAAAACAAAAAAACACTATTACTTTTTAGAGAATTTTTTATAAAATTTATGTTTCTTAGTATTTATTTTAATTATTTCTTTTCATTTATTTAAATTATTTCCTTATTTATATATATATATAATACCATAGTATAGTTAGTTAGTTAAAAAATAAATTTTCTATTAGTATTATTATCCCATATATTTTCACAATTATGATTATTCATACATTCACATTTTAAATTATTATGATATTGTTGATATAAAATTGGATGCTTGTGATTAATTTTATTCTTACAACATTTAAAACCATTTTTATTTATACAATTAGTGTTATTAATATTTACATTATTTTGTGTATAACAATAATTTTTATGAATTACATTTTCTAATTTAGGAAAATAATTATTCTTATCGCATATACTATTAATATTTTCATTACATTGTTTATTTTTACAACCAATATTTGTGTTAAATTTATTTTTTCTTAAATTAATTGGATTAAATTTATCAATGTTACATCTACTATTTTTATAGTCTAATGATTTTAATTCAGAATCTATATCTATATTTTTTAAAAATTCTGTTCCATGGCCTTTACCTGGTATAAATTTATTTTTAATATTTTTAAAACAACATATTTTATTATTAAAATTGGTTTTATTAATATCATTTAAATCTACTTGCTTATTACAAATTTTAAATGAACATCTATATGGCATAATTGGTGCTTCTAAATTTTTAGAAAAATTGCGATTAAATATTTTACTATTTTGTTGATATTGTTTTAAATAATTGCAATATAATAAAGGTATATTTTTTTTTTTATCACAATATAAAATATTTTCATCATTTATCAAAGACATTTGATATTTCTAATAATTTTAACATATAAAAAAATTTAGTAAAAATATAAATTATTATTTATATATATATGATTAAATCTATTTTATATTTAATATTATTCTTAATTATTTATTTTATATACAATATTAAAAATAAAAATATTTATGAAACATTTTTAAGTTATACTAGATGTAATAAATATAAAAATAATTATATTTTACAAAATATATTAGATCAAAATAAAATAAATAAAACAATAACAAATAATTGGGATTTATATATACCATGCACATATACTTATATAGAAAAAGAGTTAAAAAATTTAAATATTAAAAATAAAAATCAAAAAATATTTGGTATTGATGGATCAGACAAATTAGCCGGTAAAGATAATTTATGGAATTATTTAGAGAATAAATATGGTAGAAATCTTTGTTTAAGTATTTTACCAGAAACATACATATTAAAAAACCGAAAACATATGGCTTTATTTAAAAAAATATATAATGAAAATAATATATATATATTAAAAAAAAATTTACAACAAAAAAAAGGTATTAAAATTACTAATAATTATAATGATATTATTAAATCAAAATCAGAAAATTTTGTAGTTGTTCAAAAATATATTAATAACCCATTTTTAATTAATAACAGAAAAATAAATTTAAGAATTTATATGTTAATAATTTGTAAAAATAATCAATCAAATTGGTATATTAATAAATTAGGTAAATGTATATATGCTAATAAAAATTATAATAATAATAATTACAATCAATTAGAATCTCATCTAACAAGTTTAAATCTTGACTATAAAATTTATGATAATAATCCTTTTGATTTATATGAACTTAAAAATTATTTAGGTGAATATAAATATAATATTTTATTTAAACAAATAATTTATATATGTAAATTATTAAAAAATTGTTTTCAATCAATTATATGTATAGAAAATAATTTAAAAGAAAATCTCAAATTTCAATTATTTGGTTTAGATTTTATCTTTGATAAATTTTTAAAACCATATTTATTAGAACTTAATAAAGGACCTGATATGAAATATAATAACTATAAAGAAAAAAATTTAAAGACTATTATATATAAAAATATATTTGATTTAATAAATATTCAAAATTTACCAGATAATAAATTAAAAATTAATAATTTTATTGAAATATAAATATTATCTATAATAAAAATTTTGTTTATTATAGATAATATTTTTTAAATTAAACTTGTAATTTCTTTTTTTAATTCAATTATTTCACAATTTGGATAATATTTTAATATAGGTTTTATAACATTTAATCTTTTTTCTAATGAATTTAAGGAGTTAGTTCCTTTTTTTCCTAATTTTGAATGTCTTTCTATAATAATCGCTTCATTTTTAGTTAAATTTCTAATTTCTAATTTTAAAAACCATTCTTCATTCTTTTTTTGATCTTTAGATTTTGTATATTTAGAAGCTCCTTTTAATTCTCCATTATGTTGTTTTAAACTTTTAGAAAGATTATTTGTTATTCCTAAATAAGTTTTATTATTGTATTTATTTGTTAAAAGATATACTATGTAATGTTTTTCTCCAAATAACATTATTATATATTTATTTTTTAAAAAATAAATATGCAAATATTAAATTTGATTTATTTATATGAAATTTATTTATGTAAAAAAATAAAAAAATAATGGATAAAACAAAAAAAGAACTAATTTTAGAAATACAATGTAATGATAAACTTAGTTATCAAGAAAAAATGAAAATAATAAGTAAAATTTTTAATAATATTGTAAATAATCCTTCTAATATTACTGATTGTAAGCATTATGACATCCAATGTATTATATTATCACCATGTTGTAATAAATGGGTTGGATGTAGATTGTGCCATAATGAAGCACAATTATGTGAAAATGAATTTGATAGATTTAAAATTAATAAAATTAAATGCAAAAAATGTTTAAAAGTTCAAAATAAATCTAATAAATGTGAAAATTGTAATACTAAATTTGCTAATAATTACTGCACAAAGTGTAATGTATGGACTAATGAAAATATATTTCATTGTGAAGATTGTGGTATTTGTAGAGTAGGTGAAAAAAATAATTTTATACATTGTAAAAATTGTGATGGATGTTTTGAAAAAGAACATAAATGCGTTCAATCTACATTTATTAGCAATCGCAATACACAATGTCCTATTTGTTTAGAAATATTATTTGAATCCAGAAATAAATTTATTATATTAAATTGTGGACACAAAATACATAATAACTGTTTTAAAGATAACATTAATAAAAATAATTATAAATGTCCTATGTGTAAAAAATCAGCAATTGACATGACAAATATTTGGTATAATATGAAAATAGAAAAAAATAATACTATTATGCCAGAAGAATATTTAGGAATTCAGGTTAAAATTTTGTGTTTAGATTGTAAAAAAGAAAATTTAACTGATTTTCATGTTGTAGGATTAGAATGTCAATTTTGTAATAGTTTTAATACACAAAGAATTTAAAACTATTTAATTATATTTATAATTAATATTAAAATTAAATCTATTATTTGTAATCATAATTTGTCATTTAATCTAAATAATATATTAAATCTTCTTTGAATTAATAATTTTAACATCATTATAAAATAATATTAATGAAAAAATTATTGAATAATCATCTTGATTATATATACTTTTATTTAAATCAATTAATTCAGTATTCAATAAATTTAAACAATTTCTGTTAATAATAATATTGTTAAAACTAAATTCTTTTGGATATATTTTATTAATAAAATTATAATTAATCTTATGTCCTTGATTTAATAATTTTAAAAAACTATTTTTACCTAATAAAGTATTTTTATAATATATATTATTATAATCAATATCATTTAGATTATATTTACTTATACATGTAAAATTTTTTTTTAATTTATTATTTATATCATTTTTTTCTATTAAAAAATTGTTTAAATCTTTGTTTTTTATATTGTTAATATTTAGATCACTTAATGATATTATATTTTTAATATTATTATTATATATATCATATATACAATTTTTAATAGTATTATTATTATATTTTTTGGAATTTAAATCATATGTATATAAAATATCTAAATCTAATTTATTTATATCTAGCTTAATTAATAAATTAAAAAAAAAATAATTAAAAGATTCTATATTGTCTATTTTAATTATATAAAATATATTAAATAAATCTTCTTCTATTATTTTAACAATTCTATCATAATAATTACTTGATATATATATAATAAATCTTATTTTACAATCCAAATTAACTTCATTATTAATAAAATTATATAAATTTTCTACAAAGTTATCATAATTATCAAAATAAATAAAAAAATATAAATTTATATTTTTAAATATATTAATATTCATATTAAAATTTTTAATTAAAAAATTATTAATTAAATATTTATTAGATAACTTATTTAAAAAAATTATATGATTTTTTTCTAAATCTTTTTTAAAAATAGTATTCGATTTTATTGTTGCCCATAAAAAATTAATAAAATATATTTTATTAGAAGCAATATTTTTTTCTTTTAATTTTAAAAAAGGTATATTATCTAAATAATTAATTTTAATATTATATTTGTCAATAATATTTACTATTTTTTCTATATTTATTATATCATTATTGAATATATTATCTATATTTAAAATTATACATTTTTCTTTTATTATAATAATTTTTTCTATTTTTATGTAACAATATTGTGGTATAAAACTTTCTTCTTTTAATAATTCCAATATATCTATATATCTATTTATAGTATTATATTCATAATCATTTAAATCAATACAAAAAAAATCATCTAATTTTCCTATTTTTACCATTACTAATATTAATAACTTTATTTTTTCCTTTTTTCAACCTTTTCTAACTGAGAATCTAAACTTACAATCTTTCCAGTCATTTTTAAATCGTTCATTTCGATACCTAGTAGTAAAATGTCTAAATTATCACCATTTTTCATTTTTAAAGGATATAAAACTTGTATATTATACAATATTCTATGCATTCTGTTTCCATCTGTTCTTCCTGGAATTTCTTCTATATCTTTTAATCTAAAAAGAATTGTATTTTCATCGTTAATACTCTTTATATATTCAATATCATCTATATTAAGTTTAGCTTCTTCTAAGCTTTTACGTAATGTATCTGTATTTTGAAATTCTACAACTGATTCATCTAATATCCAATCATGAGGGTTGATATTTCCTAATTGTAAAAAAGTATTTTCATCTATCTTAAATGCAGAACCTTTTTCTACTAATTGTAATAAATAATTTCTTTTAACTTCTAATACAATTTCTGCAATTTTTTCTGGATTCAAAAAATTATTAAATTTTTTATTAACTAATTTTAGTCTACCTATTACATTTTCTAGTGTATATATTAAATTTTCTATATTACCACCACCATCATTTATATTCTTTATTATTTGTTCCAATACTTCTGTGGGTATTTTAGATATTAATTCTTGCATATTTTTATTATCAACTTCTTGATCTGACGATGAACCACCTAATGATTTTAAATAATTTTGAAGTATTTTCTTTCCTAATTTACTTTTAATATTTATTTTTTTTTTATTATAAGGATTAATTATATATTTATACATTTATAGTTTTTATATAATACTACAATATAATAAATAAAAAATAGTTTAGAAATTACTTGAATTAAGGAATTAAAATAAATTCTATATCAAAAGGAATTTTTTTTTTTTTTTTTTTTTTTTTTTTTTTTTTTTTTAAGAATTTCAATCTTTTATTAACAAATTTAATTTTCTGATATAGATTTATTAATTAAATAATCTTGGTATAAATGTAAAGATAAATTAAAATTAGGTAGAGGAAAAAATGCACATGATCTCTTATGTTTTATAGTTTTCATAGCAAAATTCTTTTGAATATTATAACGATACATTAATAATGCAGCTACAAAAGAGGTTGATCTCTGCATACCAGCTTTACAGTGAATTAATATTTTATGTTTTTTATTTATATGATTATTAATAATAGGTATAAGTTTTTTCATGTATAAGGACATAAGCGCAATTGTATGAATTGCTAAGTCATCATCAAGATAGATTCTATATTTATATATTTTTTTATTTATATTTAAAAAGTCAATATTTTTTGAACAATTAACAACTACTTTAATATTATTATTCTGAAAAAAATTTTTATTTTGTGAAATATATTTATTTCCTATAAATATATATTTAGAAATTTGAGTATAATCTTTTAAAAAGTTTAATTTACTAAATAAATTAAATAATGAAAACATTTAGAATATTGTTATATACATTTAAAAAAATTTTTTAAATGTATATAATTAAATGTCAGTTTGTGAAATATTACCTAATCTTTGGCTGGGAGATATAAATTCATCAAAAAATAAATGTTTTTTTGATGATAATAATATAGATATAGTTATGAATTGCACCAAAGATATTCCATTTTATAGTAATTATACGAAAAACATAAGAATAAGTATAGATGATAATTTAGAAAATTCAGAAATAGATAAATTATATTTATATTTAGATAAAGCAGTAGATTTACTAAATATGGAATTACTAAATAATAAAAATATATTAATTCATTGTTATGCTGGAAAACAGAGATCTGCTTCTATTATATGTTCTTATTTAATTAAATATGCAAATATGTCATTATTAGAGAGTATAGAAGCAATAAAATCTAAAAGATTAATAATCTTTACACCTTGTATTAATTTTAGAAATTCATTAATAAAATATGAAAAAAAAAATCAAAATATATAATATCATATATGAAATATCTAGATTTAGGATTAAGACCTATTTTTAATCATAAAGTATTTTTAGCTTTATTAGCTATTATTGGATCTACATTAAATCCTCCAGGTAAAGTATATGATCTTTATAATAATAATAAAATTTTTAGATTTATATATTTTTTTGCAGGATGTTATGTAATATTAGATTATAATTTAATATCAACATTATTATGTGTATTTTTTATTTTAGGGGTATATGATTTAATGAGAAAAGATTCTAATGATAAATATAAATATTTTTTTATAGATATCTTTTCTGAAAAATTTAATTAGCTAATTCATAAATACACTTTTCAATTTGATTAATATCAGTTCCATTATATATAAAATATTGATCTTGTTTTAATATAATTGTAGAAGGAAATATCTTAATATTAAATTTATTAACTAAATTATTACTTGGATCATACATTTTAGCCTTAATATTATATTTTCGATGTTTATCTAATATATAATTTATAATATGTAAAATATAATTGTATAAGTGGTGTTTATATGATATAAAAATCCAAAAGTTAATTGTTTTATTTTTAAATTTTTTTATTTGGTTTTTTTTTTTTTGTATAAAATACATTAATTTTTTTTATTATATTTAATCGACTTTAAGTAAATATTTATTTACAATTTAAAATGTTGAAATAAATAATAAGATAAATATTTGAATTGATAAATTTATTGTATAATTTTAATAAAATTATATAGATAATATAGAAATAATTGTAAGATTATTATGACTTTAATATGTAATAGAATATATAGGAGTAGTAATTTTTTGGGGTGCGAAAGAAACTTTAGGATTTTGAAGTTTAGGTGGATTAATTTTAGTAGGTTTATACCTTAATTTAAGTGGTTTTAAAATAAAGGAATAATCTTTAAATTTTTTGAGATAACTTTTCATATATTCATCATGACAAAAATAATCCATACATATAAATTGACTGCCGGTATACAATGGGGTAAAGTAATGAAAATTTTGTTTTTTTCTATAGATATTATCAATTGTGACATTAGTTAAATTTTTTTTGTTGTAATTAGTTAATTCATTAATATCATAGCTTTCTTTAATTTCTGAATATGTTAATGTTCTATAATTACCATTAATTTTATTTGAAATATTAACTAATTCTTCTAATTTTGAATGTTGAAAACCATTATTACAAATTATAATAATTTTATTTAAAAGTTTTTTTATAGGTGTAGTCGCAATATTTATAAATAAATTTGGATTTGGATTAGAACCATAATATGAGTATTCTCTAGGTAATAATCGATGATCAAAATATTTTATTAGTATTCTGGCAATTTCATCTGCCGTTTGTATATTTAGATTAATATATAAATTAAGATTAATAAATAAAGGATCAGTATTATTTCTTATATTATCAGAGAATGCAGTTTTACTAATAGTATCACATACATTTTCAAATAAAATTGTTGTAGTCCAATGCCAATTTCCTATTTCTTTACCATTACAAACAACTGGAATAGTGCATTGATTAAAATTCTTATTATATATATCTAAATCTATATATCTAGCTCCATACATCAAAACTTTTTCAATAGCTAAAGTGGATGAAAAATCATAAAAATTATTACATGGTAAATATGATTTATATGATGATGCAATGTAAAAATCACATAATCTATAATTATTATCTATTATATTTTTACATTTATTTATAGGTTTAATATTGAAAATATTATTATATTTATTAAATAATTTTAAATATCTTGGAACTCTTCTATAAATGTATTTAAAATATAAAATTATACAAATAAATAAAAATATAGAGGGTATTGTTTTATATTTATGTTCAATAACAAAATTATAAAATATATCTTTTTCCTTATTAAATTTAGAAAGTATACTTGAATTTTTAATATTTTTAATATAATTATTATTGTTAAATGAATTTTTGATATCAGTTAAATTACCTCTTTGCATGATATAATTTGTTATATACATATATATTAATTTAATTTATAAGCAAGTTTTACCAAAGAATCATTATTATAACCATAAATAGAATAATAATATATGATTTAGATCTATCTAAGTAAGGTATTATGTATTTTAAATATGGATATTTTTTAATTTTATTTTTATTATTATTTAATAAATTTACTAAATAAACTGAAATTAAAGTTGTAATAATTGCTCTAAGTGCTCCCATATATATATATATATAAATAAATAATCATATAAATAAATAAAATTATAATAATATATGAACTAATGAAAATTATAGCTATAGCATGTATAAATTATGATAGAGGAATTGGTTATAAAAATAATTTATTATTTAAATTAAAAAAAGATATGGAATTATTTAAAAGTATTACTACAAATGTCACTGATAATAAAAAAAAAAATGGAGTTTTAATGGGATACAATACTTATAAATCTATTCCACAAAAATATTTTCCTTTAAATAATAGAATAAATTTTATAATATCAAATAATAATTATAATCTAGTTAAATCAGAAATAGAAATTTATAAATTTAAAGAAACCTATTTATTTAATACAATTGAACAATGTATTCAGTATTCAAAATTAGATTCAAAAATAGAAAATTTATATATAATCGGAGGAAGTTCTATATATAATAAATTTTTAGAACAAAATTATTTTGATGAAATTATATTAAACAAAATTGAAAAAAACTCTGAAATAACAACTTATAAAATAAATGATATAATAAATTATTTTCCAAATTTAGGTAAAAATTGGTATATATATAATGAAGAATTATATGCAGAAAATAATGCAGTATATTTAGATAAAAAAATTATTTCAGAAATAAAATTTAATAAAATAATTTATAAAAATTTATTAAATAATTCATATAAATTTGTATCAGATGAATCAAATTATCTAGATATTATTAGAGATGTATTAGAAAATGGAGAAGAAAGGGAGACTAGAAATGCAAAAACTAGGTCTATATTTGGTTTAAGAATGGAATTTAAAGATATAGATACAAAATTTCCTTTAATTACTACAAAAAAAGTATTTTGGAGAGGCATTGTTGAAGAACTATTATGGTTTTTATCAGGAAACACAAATTCAAATGATTTAGCTAAAAAGGGTGTAAAAATTTGGGAAGGAAATAGTAATAGAGAATATTTAAATAAAAATGAATTGACACATTATGAGATTGGAGATTGTGGACCAATTTATGGTTTTCAATGGAGGCATTTTAATTCTAATTATTATGGTATTAAAAAAAATTATGTAAATACGGGTATTGACCAATTAAAAATTTGTGTTGACCTGATAAAAAATAATCCTACATCTAGACGTATTTTTATGACGGCATGGAATCCATGTCAATTAAATGAAATGGTATTGCCTCCATGTCATGTATCATATCAATTTTATGTAAGATCAGATAATAAATTAGATTGTCAAATGTATCAAAGATCAGGTGATTTATTTTTAGGAGTTCCTTTTAATATAGCATCTACTGCATTATTAACATCTTTAATAGCAAAAGTTACAAATAAAATACCTGGGAAAATAATTATTATATTAGGAGATGCTCATATATATGATAATCATATAGATCAAATAAAAATTCAATTAGATAGACAACCATACGAATTTCCTACATTAAATATAAAAAAATATTTTGAAAATTTAAATGATTATAAGTCTCAAGATATAGAATTATTATCGTATTATTCTCATCCTACTATAAAAGCTCAAATGATAAGTTAATAATCTTAACCCATTTAAAATTTAAATGTTTAAAATATTTAAATCATAAACAAGTTAAATTTAATTTATAAAAATTAAAAACGAAAAAAAACTAAAATATATTAAGATAAAATATAAAATGTCAAATAATTACTTGAATAAAAATGAACTTGCTGTAAGATTTACTGATTTATTGTTAGATTTAATTACGGCAACAAATGATCCACAAGTAAGTAATATAGAAAGTAAATTTAAGTTAAAATATAATAAATTAAATAGTAGAATACAATATTTAGAATCTGAAATTATAAATAAAGAGATAAAAATATCTAATCTTCAATCACAACTTACAAGTATATCTTTAATACCTGGTCCACAAGGTCCTGAAGGTGTTCAAGGTCCAGAGGGTGTTCAAGGTCCAGAGGGTGTTCAAGGTCCAGAGGGTGTTCAAGGTCCAGAGGGTGTTCAAGGTCCAGAGGGTGTTCAAGGTCCAGAGGGTCCAGAGGGTGTTCAAGGTCCAGAGGGTGTTCAAGGTCCAGAGGGTGTTCAAGGTCCAGAGGGTGTTCAAGGTCAAGAGGGTGTTCAAGGTCCAGAGGGTGTTCAAGGTCTTGAGGGTGTTAAAGGTCCAGAGGGTCCAGAGGGTGTTCAAGGTCCAGAGGGTCCAGAGGGTCCAGAGGGTCCAGAGGGTGTTCAAGGTCCAGAGGGTCCAGAGGGTGCAGAGGGTCCAGAGGGTGTTCAAGGTCTTGAGGGTGTTGATGGAAATCATGCTGATATTCAACAAATAACAGAAGACATAATGATGATGATGACTACTTCAATGGAAACTATAAAAACATTAATGAATAGGAAAGAATTAGATTGTATTGGAAATACAGGACCTGATTTAGACTACTCTAAAAATGAAAATAATGAAATATATAATTGTAATACTGAATTTGATTTGGATAATCATAATGAATATTTTATGGGACATAATAATAATGAATATTTAGTAGAAATAAATGAAGAGACAGAAGCAGAAATAGAATCCAATGAAAATGTTGAATTAAAAAAAAAAGAAGTTTCGGGAAACGGGGAAATAAAATCCAATCAAAATGTTGGATTAGAAGAAAATGGAAAATATTTTTCAAATGTAAATAAAAATAGATTTGATTTAGAAACAGTTGAAAAGGGAAAAAGATGGAAAATTTAGAAATGATAATATTAGTTACCAAAAGCAAGTCCACCAAGGCCAGAAGCAATTTTCAATATATTATAATTAATTAGATAAAAATGCATATCATATAACCATTCTCTTGTAATATTATTATTACCAGATATTTGTTTTTTTGCAATAGGAGTATTTTTAAGATTAATTTCCATTTCAATATTTTTTAATCTAGAAAAATTACAAGCTCCAGAAGGTTGATATTCTTCTGGTTTAATAGAAAATGAATAAAGGTATATAGGTTGATCAGGTATAAATTTATGATGTTGATAAGGTTGAATATATCTATAAAATTCTTGTCTATGTTTTTCTTGTCTTGATTGTCCATTAAATTTTATTTTACAATCTATTAATGGATTATTTCTATAAATTTCAAAATTAGATTGATTTATAAGAGGAATATCAATAGCTTTATAAAAGTTCCAACAATTTCTAAAACTTGTTATATCAGATAATGTATAAATATTATAACTAGGTGATATAGTAAAACCTAATATACTTTGAAGAGCCGATGGAGCATCATCGTGGGCTTCTCCATTTGGTCCATATCTAAACAATAATTCTTGAAATTGATCACATTGAATATTAACAGATTGTAAATTAATTTCAATATTAAATAAAATAGGATTATTAATAGAAGTTTCAACACAATCTTGCCACCAAGTATTTTGAAATTTGTATATATCATTATTTTCAATATAAGTAGGATTTGTAGTGTAATTAGACCATTGATTACGTTCATAGTTATCATCCCGATTTGCAATAAACATAATTTCCTTAATAGGATGAAATGCTTCTAATTCTATAATATTAGAACCTTGAAGACCAGTTTTTTCTATTTTAATTACTTGTTCTATTAAATATTCATGGGTAATTTCTGCAAAAACTTTTCTTTCATTATTATCTAAATATATGTAAGTAATATTTAAAATAGGTTCTAAATCCCAAGTATTATGATTAAATGTTCCAGATATAAATTGACTGATATGTTCATTTTGATTTATAGTATCGGGTTTTTTTCGATATGAGTATGAAAATATAGATAATTCTTTATTCATAGCAGCATTAGTTCTTGCAGCATTAGGTTTACCTATAAATCTATCATTATCAATATTATTTGAGAAATAATGTGATTTGCTATTATAATGATAGTATGTTTTATCAGGAGTTAAAATAGTATATAAATCTTTAACAGGTTTAAATTGTATTTCCAAATCAATATCATGATATTGTAAAGCAATTAAAGGAAGTGATAATCCAAAATTTTTAGTAAACCAAAATGCCAATGGAATATTTAAATATCTTTCAAAAATAGATGGAGGAGATTTATAAAATTTATTAATATATTTGTGATTATTATTATTTTCAAATTTATTAGAATTATATCCATAGTAATTATTATTATTTATTGATGAAATAAATGGATCATCTCCAATCATTTCACGAAAAGAATTATTATTTTTTTCATTTTTATTTAGTTGATAATATAAATCTAAATATGCTCCTTCTAAGCGTTCAATTTTACTTCCTCCAATAAATAAATCACAATAATCTATAATATTAATACCTAATTTTTGTATCCAATAAAATTGTTTATTATCATTTGAAATAATATTAGGTAATTTTAAAGTAAGATACATATTAGATAAAAGATCACCATTTCTAGGTATTTTTACTTTCAATTTAGATGATTTATCAAAAGATAAAGATTGTGGACCTTGTAGGTTAACTTCAATATTTTCCATAGCAAAATTAGTGTGTCTTCGATAAACTAATTTAAAAAATGTAATTTGAGGATTACCGTTAAGATAGTCATTTTCAGATCCATATGCTGCTAATTGTAATAAACCACCTGGCATTTAATATATATAATTATTATTATCGATAATATATTTAAATAATAATAATTTATATTTGAAAATAAGATTTAGATATAAATTAATTTAATTAATTTTTTAATAAAGGAATTATATTATAAAAAGTAAATAAAAAACTAAATATAGTTTCTGTCACAAGTATAGAAAAATCATTTTCATCAGCTAAAATACTAAATATCCAATTTCTAGGTATATATAATATATTTTGAGATGTTAATAATATTTGAATATATTTATAATTATTATTTTTGTTAGTTAAAAATAAAAAATTATTATTATATTGACTTAATTTTGAAAAATTTTTCAATTCATTTGGAATTGATAAATTTATTTTTAAATTATTTTTTGAAATAATAAATAACATATCTTTATTATGTAAAATATATTTATTAGAAAAATTTTTTTTATCAGATATAAATTTTTTTTTTATAGTTAAAGGAGAAAGATTATTAATTATATCTTTTAATTGATAATTTAAAATAACTATAGGTAAATTTTCATTATAATATTTAAATAATTTATTAGATTCTAAAAGACTATTAATTTGTAAAATTTCATATTTATTATTTTTAATTAAAAAAATCTTAAGATGAAATAATAAAATAATAACTATTAAAGAAATAATAAAAATTTTTATTTTAATCATTTAAATATAAATAAATATAATATTTAAAATGTTTATTATATAAAACCTTTTAAATATTAAAATAAACATAAAAATTATTTAAAGATAATATAATAGTATATTATATAATAAATGGCAGAAGGAAAAGCAGATAACCAAAAGAGAGTTGGTGTAGTAAAATGGTTTAGTCACAGAAAAGGATTTGGATTTCTAACTACAATTGATGATCCTAGTAATGTAGAAGATGTATTTGCACATTATTCAGCTATTAATACACAAGACAATGTATATAAAAATTTATATGAGGGAGAGTATATTGAATTTACTACAGTGAAAGACGAAAAAAACCAAACTACTGCAAGAGATATAACCGGAATAAAGGGAGGGAATCTTTTATGCCAAAATAGCACAAAGAAAATTCTTTTAGTTAATAAGAATAATGAAAATGACTCAGATGGATTTAAAAAGGTAAAAGGAGGTAGAGGTGGTAGCAAGAATGTAGGAAAAGGAAGAGGTCGTGGATATGGTGGATATGGTGGATATGGTGGATATGGAAAAGGCAAAGGTGGACGTTATCAGTCAGAGAGTGCAAATATAACTGAACAAGAAACAGAAAATACAAATAAATATTTAGTTTTAAATGATGAAAATAAATAATATAAAATTATAATAAATAATATAAAATTATAAAAAAACTTGAAACAAGAATTAAATAATAATAAAACTATTTACTCGAAATTTTGCTTTGGGTAAATGTTTTATAAATTACTAATTTATAAGTTTAAATAGTTATTAATTATAAAAATAATTTTTTACAGCATAATTATATTCTTTTTGTAATTTAAATAATTCAATTTCTATCATAGGTAATAATTTTTTAGGATAAGGAGCACCATATTTTGAGGGATTAATTAATTCATTACTTTTTATTTCAGCCGAAAATATATTAATAAATTTTATATATTTTATTAATTGTTTTCCTATACTTCTTTTAGGCTCTGCAATACTTATATAATTAATAATTTTATCATTAATTTTAATATGATTATCCTCTAAATTTTTTATAATCTCTTCAACCATTTTATCTTTTAAATAAACAGTGCTTGTTTTATCAGAATCTAAATTTAAACCACTTATCTCTCCTATTTTATTTCCTGTAATATTGCCTGGTATATTTTTGACAGAATCATCTTTATTTATATCTTCTATTACATTACTTATACTATCACTTGAATTAGATTCATAATTATGTTCTTTATTATATATATCTATTTTATCTAAATTAGAATGAGAAGTTATATATTTAGCAACATGGCTTATATTATTTTCATTATTCATTAGATAATTAATTTTAGTATCATTCATCGGTATATCTATTACAATATTATCATACGAAACTATATTTTTTTTATTTTGTAATATATCAACATTTGTTTTATTACTATAATCTATAGTGAATGATTCTAATATTTTTTTATTTTTGTAGCACTGGTGTTTAAGACAATACGATCCATATTTATTTATACAATTAATTGCTACTGGATTATTACATTTTACTAATTTATTATTTATATTTCTCATATGAATACAAAATTGGATATTATTATTAACTTTAAAATCATTCTCAATATCACTATCCGAATCTGATTCTGTAATATCAATACTTGATATATCCTTAAAAATTATTTTTGACCATAAATCAAAATCTTTTAAAAGTAGAATATATATAGGCCAATAAAAATTCTTTAATTTATCATTTAATTTTTCTAATTTTAATTTATTTCTTAATATAATAGTCTCTTTTTTGTTATAATCCCATTTATCATATAATATTTTTATTGTTAAAAATATAGGTCCAATTAAAATAGGTATTATTATTTTTTCCCATAAATCAGATGATTCCATATAATTAATTAATTTTCAAATAAATTTTAAATAAAAATATAATCTGAACATATGTTTAAAATAAATTTAAAGTTATTTTTGTTAATAATGTCTTTAAATATTCATTTTTTCAAGAGATCTTAAAAAAATGGATGGTATTATAGTTTATGCACGAATTTATCTCAATATATATTATATTATAAATATAATATTTTTAAAAAATAATTTAATTTTAAGAAATTAAATTTTTTTTTAAAAAATATTTTGTAAAAACAAAAGAATTTCTATTTGATAATTTTATCTATACATATAATTTCAAGTTGTTAAAATAATAAATTTATATAATCTCTATTTAGATATATTCTTACCTCTAATGCTTCTAGGGTTGATTTGCCGTGGGTGGGACTCTTTACATAGGTCAGAAGCGGGTGATAGAAATCAATTCTACGTGGATCATTGCAGAGGGGTGGCTTAGATTCTTAACGAGTGTCAAAGGATGGCTTCTTTTCTTCTTCTAAATTACTAGCACTATATAATTTATATATATATTTTTTAAAATATTTTATTTAAATATTTTTTTAAAATATTTTTTCCAATATTACTGTTAATAGATACTCTATTACCTGTTTTAGGATTAAATATATAGTTATATAATTGTCCTCCATTTTGATAATTTTTAAAATCAGGTTTTATAGGAGGAGTATTTCTAAATTTAGTTATTGAATTTGAACAATTACTATTACAATCAAAATAACTTACAATTTCTGATAATCCTCCTATTCTTGAATATTCTACTCCAGTATAATATCCATTACCAAATTGATTATCAAATTTGTTTTTTAATGTTAGTTTCATATTAATATATATATAAATAAATAATTATTCTATAAAATAAATATTTATATTTAACAATATCTTTAGATAAATTTATTTAAATATAAAAACTATTTAAAAATTTAATCTTAATTATAATTATAATATGAATAAAATAGAAAAATCAGTTGAAAATATTCAACAACAACAAACGGATGCTATTAAAATTTTGATTGAAGCAGTAAAACGAGGACAACAAAAAGGTTGTTATACATTAGAACAAGCAGCCCAAATATGGATTAATGGATGTTTACCCTTTTTAAAAACTGAAAATGATAATGAAATAGAAACAGATAAACAAAAACAAGATATTCAATCAAAAGGTATTAAAATATTAATTGAATTTATTAAATATGCTCAAAATTCTGGAAATGGATGTTATAGTTTAGAAGAAACACCAACTATTCTTAATGCTTGTTCTATTTTTTTACAAAAAAATAATGAAACAGAACAAAAAGAAATACAAAATACACAAGAAAAAGTTTAAATAAGAATATTCACTCAATAAGAATAATAGTATATATTATCGATAATAATGATTATTTTAGTTATTTGCTATAATATAAGCTTTAATATTGCGATATGAATTTATAAAATTTTTATTTGAAATACATTTAGGAACCCATTTATTAAAATCTTTATAATAATAACATTCTATAATATAGTGTGTTTTTTTTGTTGAAAATAAATCTCTCATAAATTTTGAACATTCAATAGTATCAATTTTTGCTATTGAAAATTTAAATAATTTATCATTTTTTACACAATATAAATTATATACATTTGGAAATTTAGTTTTAGTTACTTCAAAACTATAAGTTATATCTTTATTAATATAACTTTTATCAAAAATTCTACAATTAATATCATATTCATAATTATTCTCAATAATAAAATTTAATAATTTATCTTCATTTTTTTTAGCAATTTGTAAAGAAATATTATCATTTAAATATTCATAATTAATATTATAATTATTAGTAATTGAATTAAAATTAAATAGAAATTTTATTGTTTTTACATAATTAATATTTATAGGATGAAAATAAATACCAAGTATTCTATAATTGCAATTAGGAATAAAATTTTCAACAATATAATCTAATTCATTATAATTAAAATATCTTTTTATTTTTAGAAAACAAATATCTATTAAATCATCTTTTATATAAAATTTATTTAATATTGTATATAGTAATTTAATTCTATCTGTTAATAAATAATTTTTATAAACTAATCTTTTATAAACTAATATATCTGATATTAAAAATTGCCATTTATTATTATTATCTTTGATTAAATCACCCTTAAATAACGTATCACTAAATAAATCTTCATGAAATCTAATATTAACCAAAATTAATTTAGGAAATTTATAATTTTCATTTACTTTTGAATCTAAGAATATAGAATAATTTTCATTACCTATTTTAGTTAAATATAAATAATATAGATTACCTTGTGTAATTGTTGATACAAGATAATTATATCTCTTTAAATTTGATAATAACTTATCATTATATGTTAAAGTATTATCATTATTATTAATAATTACATTATATTTATTATATATATCTTTTAATATATCTGATTTTTCTCTATTATTTTTGATATTAAAACCTTTTCCATTACAAAAACTTATTTCAGAAATTTCCATAGTTTATCTTTAAAGTAAAAAGTAAATAATATTTAAATTTAAATCAAATTTAAATATTATTTAAATATTAATTGTTCTTATATAAAATAATTAAAAATGTATGATTTTGATAAATATATGTATACTGATATAACTAAAACAGATTTTATTGAAATTGAAAAAATAGAACCAGATCCTGATATAAGAAGATTAAAATATCCACATGTTACTCATCAAAAAAAAACAATAATGACATATGTTATAGATAATAAAAAAATAATTAGAATTTTAAAAACAAATAAATTAAAAGGTAAAAAAAATATATTACATAGAAGATTAAATTTGAAATATTTTGGAAATTCTCTTGAAAGTGATGTTGGAAATACTACACTTGATAAAAATCAGATGTTTATGCATAAAAATATAAATAAATATGATAATATTATTAATAATACAAATAATAATCCAAAAAATTTTTTTGGATTTACTAAATTTAAACATAATGAAAAAGAAATTAAAAATGAACAAAAAATTAATCCTATAAAAATAAATAAATATAATCCAAATATAATTAAAAATAATTTAGATATGAATTCTAATAATTTTTCGATAATTATTAAAAATTTTCCTAATGATATTTCATGTAATAATCTTGAACAACAATTAAAAAATATTTTTAAAGTATTTGGTCCTATATATAAAATTAAAATTTTATATGATAAATACACTAAAAAAATAAAAGATATAGCTTTTATAGATTTTTATAATACAGAAGATGCAGATAAAGTATTAAATTCTACACAAAAATTTATTATTGAATCTTCTGTCTTATTTATAGAAAAATCAAAAAAAAATTAAAAACATTTGGCGTAAGAAACATCTAAATCATCAAATGCCTCAACATTATTAAAAATTATATTTTTATTATCATCTAATTTATCACATAAATTTGTAGGAACTGGATCAAATGAATAAATATCAGTTTCATTATTAGATTTAAAAAATTTATCTATTTTTTGATCATTTGTATCTGATTTAGAAGTATTATTTTCTTGATTATCTAAAAAATGATAACTTACATCATTTTCAAAATTTAAATAATCTATTAAATCATTTTTAGCTTTATTCTCATCTAAATCATCAATTATTTCAGAATTTATCTTTTTATTATTTTTATTTGATAATAATAATAATTCATCATTATTAATAATCAAATCATTTTCATTATTCATATTGTCATTATTACTATCTTCATTATTGCTATCTTTAATTTCGCAATTTTTATTTTCTATTTTTGATTCATATATGTCTTCATTTTCCATTGGTATATCTATTTCTCCCTTTTTATCAAAAGAATATTTAAGTAATATATGTATTATTAGAATACAAAATAAATATATTAAAATAATTGAATATAAATGAAAATTCATATTTATACTATATATTTATAAATTATAATAAAAAAAAAATAAAAAAATAAAAAAAAATTTTACTATTATTTTAATCTTGATAATTTTTTTTTTATTAAACATAAATATATAAAATGTCACAAAATGAAGAAATATTAATTGATACTCTTACCATTACTATTAATCAATCTAATTTAAGTTTAAAACAAAAAGCTATATTAAATAAAATTTATATAACAATGAAAGAAGAAATAGATTCTCTTTTAAATATTTTTTCAAAAAAATGTATTAAAGAAAATACTTCTGAATTAATTAACATAGTTTTAAAAATAGTTTGTTTATGTATCAAATATCTTGAAAAAGTTAAAATTAATAAAAAACCATTAAATGGTGAAGATAAAAAATTAATATCTTTAGAATTAGGAAAAATTGTAATAAAAAATGAAATTAAAGATAATGAAATTAAAGATTTAATTTTAAGCACATATGAATTATCGGCGGAGCCTGTATTAGAAGGAATTATAGATGTTTCAAAAGAGGTAAATACTTTTATAAAAAAAAATTCTAAAAAAATATTTTTTTGTTGTAATTAGATTAATTTTATTAATTCTAGAATTTTATTACTAACTGTTTTATAATTATTAGGTTTTTTAATTATAAAAGTAATAGTATAAAAATCATTTAAACAATTTACAAATTTATTTTCTTCATTAATAGAATTTTTTAATTTTTGATTATTTATATTTAACATAAATAATCCATTTATATCTAGACTATATAATTGTGTATTAATTATATTATCATAATTATAAATAGAAATTAAACTATCATCATATTTTAATTTTTTTAATATATATATTGATAAATCATATTTATATTTAAATATTTTATTATTATCTGTTTCATATGAATAATGAATTTTATTTTTTAAATTATCTATTTCAGTAATAGAATTTTGATTTGAATATATACTTAGAGTAGCACTTTTTCCTTGATCCAAATTATAATATTCCGACAAATTTCTTAAAAAATGTTCTATTTTATCTTTATTAAATTTTATATCAAAAATTCCATTACATATTTCATAACCTATTCTTATTAATATTTGATTATTTTTATTAGCAATTGAAATATTATCTTTTAGGTATTCTTCCATTTTATAAATAATAAAAAATTAATTAATATAAATCAAATTTATTTTTAAGTATTTGAAATTTATCTTAAATAAAATTATATTTTTTTTTGTCACTTTAAATTTTTCCAAATGTATTTTCACCACTGTATGTTATATATAAAAATCCATCATTATTACAATGAATACAATAGATATTATTTATTAAAGATGTAGTATTGGGTATAGTTTTATTATCTATAAATATATATATAGCCTTTTCTTTCTCTAATTTAATTCTTTTTCGTATAACAAATAAAAATTGTCCTATCGTTAGATCACAAGGCACCAAATATTTTTTTTTATCAATATCTGGTATATTTTTACATTTTTCATCTTTTTCTATAATAATAGGAATTCTATCTGGATATTTTTTTCTTATTCTTGAAGATTCTGCATATCTTTTATCAAAAGTATGATCTAACATAAATTTATATACCATTTTGATTTATATTTTAATACAAGTTTTTTTTTTTATTAAATTTACAATAAACAATTTTTTATACTAAAACATATTATATTTTAACCTCATAATGTTTTAAATATAAATTAATAATGAAATAATTTGATTTAATTCTTTATAATTATTTAAAGATTATAAATATTAATAATCTAATGATGAATAATACAATAAAAAGTTTAGTTTTATGCAAAAATACTATTTGTGAGATTGATATTCCTAATAATTTAGATATTAATAAGTTTGATGAAAATATATTAGCTTATAAAATGCAAAAAGGTAAAGGACCCATTGAAAGACATTGTGATTGGGAAATAGAAGATAATATAACTATGAGTATTTTTGGATGGAAAGATGGTATACCAGGAACTGAAAATAAAAATGATTTACCTCCACCTGAAGATAATTCCGATATATTTTTTGGAGATATACTTGTTATAAAATCAAAAAATAATGAAGTTTGTAATCTAAACACTGAAGAATTTAATGAATTTGTTGAGACAGCTTTAGGTGGTTTTGAAGATTTAAATTCAAATGATTCAATTGAAAGTGATGATAATGAAATAGATGAATATGAAAAAAATAGTTGGTTAACATCAGATGATGATTATAATGATGAAGACGATGAAGACGATGATCATGATGATGATGATGATGAGGATGATGATGATGATAATGATGATGATGATGATGATGAGGATGATGAGGATGATGATGATGACAATGATGACAACAATGACAACAATGACAACAATGACAACAATGACAACAATGACAACAATGACTACGATAAAAATGAAGAAAAATTATCTATATTAACAAACGAACTTTAATATTTATATGAAATTAACATTATTTATTTTAATGTCACATTCTATAATAGTATTTTCATATATTTCTTTATTTAAACCGAAAGATAAAGGATTAGAATAATAATATTTGTCTCTATCATTACCAATACCTTTTATAAATTTACATGGTTCATCTGGTATAATATTATTATTAATTTTATATTTTTGTTTCCAAATTTCTAAATTAGCTACTTTTTTATTTGTTATGTATTTTTCAAAAAATCCACCATGAGTAATTACTAAAAAATTATATATTTTTTTTTTTTTTTTTGGAAGAGATAAAACAATAAAATTAATAAAATTATTAATACAACTTGGTTGTAAAAAATATTTATGATTATTAAAAATATAAATATTTGATTTAATACTTTGATTATCTTTAATATATTTTTTAAGGTTAGAGATACTACGAACATTTGTGCCATCAGATATAGTATTTATTTCTTGAATAAATGGCAGTATGTATATGTCTTTTATATTTAAATTAAAAGCAAATTTATCAGCAGTTTTAATAGCTCTTATTAAATTACTTGTAATAATTTTATCAAATTGAATATTTTTCTCTTTTAATTTTTTTGATATATGATTTACATGAAAAATACCTATATTAGTGACATTAGAATCTTTAGGAAATATTCCATAATATAGATTTTTTTTTTTGAAATCTTTATACATATTATTATTAACATGTTGTAATGCACAGGAACTAGCAACATTACTACAACTTAACGAATGTCTCGTCCAATAAATATTTATAGTTATATTATTATTTTCAGAAATATACATTAATATTATTATTTAAAAAGAAATTTGATTTATTTAAAAATAATTAATATTTTAATAAATAGATAAAATGGATAAATTGGATAATATAGATAATATACGAAATATACCAAAAGAAATAATAAATAAATTATTACAAGAAAATGATTTTAATGATTCTAAAAATATAAGTAACAGTATTGAAAAAGGTATATATAATTCAACAATAAGATATGCAGATAGTAAAGGTTTATTAAAAAGATGGGACAATAAACATTTTAAAAATATTTATATAGCAAAGGTAATATCTGTTTATTCTAACCTGGATAGTAATTCTTATGTGAATAATAAAAGATTTATAAATAGATTTAAAGCATGTGAATTCAAAGCACATCAAATAGCTGATATGGAACCTTTACAAGTATTTCCAGAAAATTGGAAATCTATTTATGATGAAAAAGAAAAACGTGATAAAGTATTATATGAAGTTAATAAAGATTTAGCAACAGATATATTTACTTGTGGAAGATGTAAAAAAAAAGAAACAACATATTACCAGCTTCAAACACGATCAGCCGATGAACCTATGACTACATTTGTAACTTGTTATAATTGCGGAAAAAGATGGACATGTTAAATACAAAAAATATTTAAAGATAAATAAAATTTATTAAATATGAATTTAGTTAAAGAAATAGATTTTTCTGATGCGTCTATAAAAGGTAAATTACCTATAGTTATTTATTCTTCTATTGCTAAAAAACCTAATAGAGAATATATATATTTAATTAATATAGAACCTTTAAATGATACAAAAAAAATGGATATAGAAATTTTTAGTAATAATTTTTATAAAAAGGGTAAAATAGAGTCATTCAATAGTAATTTAAATATTTATTCATTTCGATGTAAATTAGAAGAAAACTATTTTATTAAAATTGAAATAGAAGAATATAATTATGATGATGACGAAAAAGATAATTTATTATTTTATGGATTTTATAAATTTGAAAAAAATATATTAGAAATAGATTCAATAAATAATGTAGAAGAAAATAATAAAGATATAATGTCATTTATGAATGGATTTAATGAAAAATCACAAGATAAAATTTAAAAGAAATTGATTTTATTAATAATTAAAAATAGTGAAAAATATCTATTAATTTAGAAATTGTAAAAAGCTAAATTTATTAATAAAATATTTATGATAATATTAATTCCTCTAATCTCCAATCTTCAAATTCTTTATTTGGCAAATAACGTCTTATTAATAATGGTATTTTTTTTTGTTGTAATTCTAAATTAGCTATATCGATAGTTTCAGTTATATTTTTATCTACAATAATCATTGGTAGAGAACCATTAGATAACATTTGAGAACGAACACCTAATATTTTAGCTTTTTCATACTTAGTTAAGAACGGTTTAGTATTTTTATTTTGATTATAATAGTTAGAATAAGTATCATTAAAAGATACTATTTTAGTTTCTAAATTTGATGTATTTTTATATTTATTTGAAATACTATCATCATTACTTATTAATTGACTATTTTCTTCATTATCTTCCTCATCATCTTCATCATATTCATTAGGATCTACATCTTCATCCGAAAAATCAGAAATGTATTCACTGTTGTCACTCATATATTAATAATATATAAAATATTTTTAAATATTATTAATCAAATTTTATATACATATTTTTTTTTTTATTAAAATATTTTATTAATATTTTATTAATATCTTATTGTTATTCGTTAGTCCAACTTTTATCACAACTTGTGCATAAATATAGATATTTTAAATTAATATAATCATATTTTATAAAAATAATTTCTCTATTACATTCTTTAGGTGGTTCAAGAATATAATCTTTTTTATTTATTTTAGTCTCAAAATCTTTTCTATCTTCTATATTTTTAAAAGTAATTACTAATAATTCATTATCATTATAAAACTCATTTTTTAAAAATTTATCAACATAATCTTTTAATAAAAGATCTTTTTCACTATCAATAAATTTACTATTATCATTTTTTTTTAAATATGAAGTATTATCATTTTTATTACTTAAACAATTTGGATTAACACATATTATATTATTAATTCGAGGAAGAGTTGGGTCATATTTAGTATATTTATTTGTAAATGATCTTTCTGCAAGAAAATCATTAGAATAATTTTTTTTATAAACACAAATACTTTTATCATTAAAATTAGTTACATACTCACTTTCTAATCCACAATGTTTACAATAATTTATAAGTTCTAGTTCATTTTTTTCTAATTTTGTATATAGCATAAAATTACATCCTTTGCAAAAATTCATATTATAATATATAAATAATTATATATTTTTAAATAAATCAAATTATTTTCTAATTTATAAATAAATAGTTCTTACTTATAAATTTACATTTTTAATTTATATAATAAAAAATATCATAGATTAATTATTTAAAAAGTAAATATTAAATAGAATATTTAACCCATTTTATTTTTTTATTAATATCTTGAATTACTTTCCAAGTTTTTCCATCATTATCAGATATTTTTGTAAATCCAATATCATAATTATTTGCAGATTCATTAGGACATTTTTTTGTTTTTTTTAGTATCTTATTATTTAAATTTTTTTCTGTCTTAGAGAATATCATTGTATTAGAAGTAAGTGATGGTGTAATATTATGTTTAGATAAAAGATTGTTATATGTATTTATAAATTGATTTTCTAATTCTTTAATATTGTAAACAATATCCATACATAAACCAATATTATATATAGGTGATGATATTTTCATTTTGTTATATTTTTTTAATAAATTTAATTTTTCAATATATTTAGGATAAAATTCAATAAATTTTTTTTCAATAATAGGAAGAAATGAATTAAATTCTTCTGTAGGATTATTTAATACATTTATAACAGCAATTTCTAAAGTGCGATATTCCACAACTTTTGAATAATTAATAGAACGTTGATCATTGCAATTTTCAAAACCTGGTTCTTGTGTTATAGGATTATCAATAAATAAACTTTTTAATGCTTGTGATGTTGTGCCTAAATTTTGACAAGAAGTCCACGGAGGACCACTCCAAGTTCCTAATATAGAAAGACAACATTTACCATTTGTATAATAATTTGGATGAAATCTAGTATTTTTACCCTGTGTTTTAGCTAGTATATAAGGTGGAAAAAATGGATATTGATCAGGAAATTTTCCACTAAATACAAAAAATCCACCAAAATATGGATTATTTATATCATTGGATCCTATCGTAAGTATTTTAAAATTATTATCTAAAATACTATGATCATTAAAATCAAAAAATATATCACTTTCATTATATCCTTTTTGGTCTTTTGTAACTAAATTTCTATCAGTTAAAATTCTAGTTCTTGCAATAGCACTTAAATCATTATTATATGTTGCTGTATTTTTAGAATTCATTTTATTATTAATAAATAATATTCTTATATATATCAAATTTTTATATGAATATATTAAAATTAGACTATATATTTAAAAAAAAAATAAAATATTTAAAAGATGACTTATATATAATTAGATAATGAATTTCAGTTTAAATTGTTATTATATGACTAGAATGTTAAAAGATAAAATTATAAATAAAGTTTATGAAATTTATGATTCAGAAAAAACTTATAGTGTAAGAAGAATGAATAACATAAATATTGGATTTTTAGGAAATATGTACAATTTAACATATGAGGCTACACATATAATTGATAATATTTATTTAGGAAATGGATATAATGCTTCAAATTGGAAAGAATTAGAAACAAAGAATATAGGTTTAATAATTAATATAACAAATGAAATTCCAAATTATTATTCAGATAATATTGAATATTACAATATAGACATTAAAGATATAAGTGAATCAGATTTACATCCATATTTGGATAAATTTATTGAAAAAATAACAAGTTTTAAAAAATATAATATAGAAAATAAAAATATTTTAATTCATTGTTATATGGGTTCTAGTAGATCCGCATCATTAGTAGTAGCTTATTTAATAAAATTTAAAGATATGAGTATAGATAAAGCTATAAATTTTATAATAAATAAACGTGAAATAGTAAATATTAATAAAAAATTTATAGAAGATTTAAAAAAATGGAATAATGAAATATAATACAATATTAATTAACATATATATATTTATATAGAAATAAAAAGCATTATCAAGATTTCATTTTTTATTTAGAAAAGATGAAAAAAAATCAGGTATATTATTTTCTTTAGCTAAATCAAATAATTCTAATGATTTTTTAGTAAAAATATGTGGTTTTTCCATTAATGCTAGTCGTTCATAATCATCTAAATTGTCATAAGTTGTTTTAAATTCTTGTAGTTGCTTATTTATATCTTTATAAACATTGTAATATTTTATTAATATTTGATTATCTTCATCTAATGATTTTAATCGATGTTTATCTACTGTTTGTATGACACTATTAATACCTGATTTTATTTGAATCAAGGCGGGGCAGCGGCCGCAAAAAAAATTAATATTTTCCCAAAGCAAGTTAGTATTAATACCAATTAGTTCAAAAAATAAAAATGATAATTGATAACTATATATATGTAGACACACTGGTATCAATTTAGGATTAATATAATTACTAGATAAACTATCTGTATAATTTAAATTATATGAATTAAATATAGGATGGGGATATGTGGAAAGATATACATCTACTTCCCCTATTTTAATAGGTAATAAACTTCCTAAATCAATTAAAAATATAGACATTACATTATCAATACAAATATATCCTATATTTTCACTTTTTAGATCAAAATAATAAATCTTTTTTTTATACAAACATAATAGAGTATCCACTAAACACATTATTATTTTTTCAGCTTGGCTAATACTAAATTTTTTACCTCCTAATAAACTATCTTTTAAACTTCCATCTGCTCTTATCATAAAAAATCGGTTTTCAATTATTTTAAAGGGAACAATATTAGGACATTCATTATTTAATATTTCAATTAATGGGAGTGGTAATTTAATTTCATCTAAAATACGGTCAGTTATATTAGACATTTTCTCCATGATAACAATAGCTTCAGATTTTGCTTTTAAATAATGTTCTTTTAATTTTCCTAAACTACCTGAAAGTTCTCCCCATACGAAGGACGCCCTTGGAAGTATTCCATAATTATCTTCTATATATTTTTTACCATTATAATTTATTTCTAGTTTTTCATTATTTATTTCTAAATTTTTTATTAAATTACAAATATCTTGAAATGACGAATCTGTGGTTTCTCCAAATTTGTAAGATTTATTAGGACATTCAGATACAGTAAAATTACAAATTTCTATTGTATTCCCCTGAGAAGTTTCTTCTTCATTTTTCACGTCTTCTGTAGGATCTTCCGTGGTTTGAGTACCACCTCCATACAGTTTTTGTAAATATTTTTTTATAATTAATTTACCACATTTTGAGCTTATATTAACCAATCTATTTGTTTGAGGATTAACAATTTTAGAATACATATATAATATAATTAGAAAAAATAAAAAAAATCATTATATGTTCATTTTAATTATAATAATCTTTTTCAACCCAAATTCCGCTTAACTACCTTCTTGCCTGGATTTGAAGTGGCCTTTAAATAATTCAGGCACTTCTGAAGGGGGGTCGGCAAGTTTTTTCTGCCATTCAGCCTTCGCGTCGGAGCTCCAGTCGCCGTTGGTGTCGAAGCCGTAATTTTCTGATATAACAGGATCTACACTTTTTTCATATATTTTATAATATTTTTTTACTATATCATTATCTTTTTTTATATTCAAATTATCTTTTTTTTCTCTTAGGTTAGTAATAATATCAATTAACTTTGTCTTAGTCATATATTTATAGCTTGCATTTTTAACCGCATTTGCTTCGTCGTAATCAATTAAATCATAAAATAATAAAGACAATTGATAGGAGTAAATGTCAAGTGTAAATGGTATTAAATTAGGTGTAATCCAACGAGTATCATTAGACATCACTGTTCTGTCATATAATTTTAAATTATAAGCAGGGTGTGGATATGAGGATAAATATGCCTTGAGCCGATCCCCTGGACCACCAACCCCATCCCTAAAAGTGACGTTTTTAGGAATTATTCTTCCTAAGTTTATTAACCATATAACCATTCCATCTTTTGTGCACATGTATAGTACATTTTCTGCTTTAATATCAAAATAATAAACCCCTTTCTTATATAAACACGCTAATGTTTCTACTAAGCTATTTATAATTTGGTCAGCGAAATTGATACTAATAAATTGCTTCCTGTCAATTAAATCTGCCAAAGTTCCATGAGCTTTAATCATATAAAATTTATTATTAATTATTTTAAAAGGAACTATATTTGGACATTCATTTAATGCTGTCTTATAAGGGTCTTTTGTAATTAATAGTTCATCTAATGTTTGATAATATTCCCACTGGTCTGTCTTAAATAGTTGACGTGATTCCTTGGATTTTTCTACCAAAAATAAATTTTTTTTATTATTTTTATCTTTATTTTCTAATGTAATTAAATTTAGTTCCCCAGCTGATTTGTTACGCCATGGGAACCCGGACTGGGTCATTTTCATAGACTCTGATTTTGTAGTCATATATACCTCATTATTCCATGTTGTTTTTAACGTATTTTTCATTATTTTATTTACCTTAACTTCTAACTTTTCAATTATTTCTTTAAAATCAGAATTGGATAAATCAGAATTGGATAAATTAGAATAGTATTTACATATATAATTTGTATCTTTTTTACTAAATATTATATCTTCAGAATCTTTATTGGTTTGGGCATGGGCATCACTACCTCCATAAAGTTTTTGTAAATATTTTTTTATAATTAATTTACCAGATTTCGAGGTTATATTAACCAATCTATTTGTTTGAGGAATTTTTATTTTAGAATACATATTATATAATTAGAAGATTAAAAAAATCATTATATGTTAATTTCTATTTAACTTCAAATAATTTTTTATAAGGTATCAGATTTTCAACCCAAATTCCGCTTAACTATCTTCTTGCGGGATGTGGTCTTTAAATAATTCAGGCACGGGAGGCTTTGTGTGGGGGGGCATTGGCATTGGCCATTGGGTTTCAAATGCCAAAGCTTCATTTTTAGGCTTCAAGACTGTAAAAGCATTTACACTTTTATTATATATATCATGATATTTTTTTACTATTTTTTTTTCACTAATTTTTTCACTAATTTTTTCGTAATTTTCGTTTATTTCTTTTTGATTATTCGAAAATACACTAAATAACTGAAAAAACAAAGAATCAGTAATATCATTATAAGGGACATTAACTTTAACACCAATTAAATAATAAAATAATATAGACAATTGATAGGAGTATATTTCAAGTTTAAATGGTAATAAATTAGGTGTAATCGAATTAGCAGTATGTCTGTCTTGGCCTGGGCGTTCCCAATTTACAAAATTTGTTTTATCATAAATTCTTAAATTATAAGCAGGGTGTGGATATGTGCATATATACGATAGAATATCGTTTTTTTTTATCGGAATTATACTTCCTAAGTCTACTAACCATATAAACATTCTTTGATCTGTGCACATGTATACTACATTTTGTAATGTAATATTAAAATAATAAAAACCTTTTTTATATAAACACGCTAATGTTTCTACTAAGCATTTTATAATTTGGTCCGCTAAATCGATACTTATTTTTTGATGCTTGTCAATTAAATCTGCCAAAGTTCCATCGCTTTTAATCATATAAAATTTACCTTTAATTATTTTAAAAGGTATTATATTTGAACATTCTTTTAATGCTTTCTCATATTTGCCTTTAATATTAATTTCATGTAATTTTTGATCATCCCATGTGGATTCTTTTTCTATCAAATATATTTTATCTTTATCATCTTCTTTATTTACTAATATAATATCTAGTGTTGTATAAAAAAGGTTTTTATTAATTTTTTTATTTGGTGTTTCGATTGAAATATATTCATTATTATTCCATTTTGTTTTTAACTTCTGACCGATCATTGATTTTTTTAAATTATTAGTTATTTCAGATAAATTAGATTTGTATATAGGTAAAACTTTACCACATATATCTTTTTTAACATTTATACTACATATTTTTTCTTTTTTATTCATCGCCTTCTCCCCTAGTTCCTTTAAATAATTAGGCACGTTGTCATCTACGTTCCCCCCACCTCCATAAAGTTTTTGTAAATATTTTTTTATAATTAATTTGCCATATTTAGAGGTTATATTAACCAATCTATTTGTTTGAGGATTAACAATTTTAGAATACATATATATATATAATTAGAAATTATATTATATTAATATAATTAGAAATTAAAAAACATTTATATGTTCATTTCGATTTTAATAAATAATGTAATAATCTTTTTCAACCCAAACTCCGCTAAACTACCCTGCTTTCACTCAATCTAGCATTGAAATACTTCAGCACTAGAGACTTCTTTCCCACCTTCAAATTTGGGGTGGTAATAGTGGGGGGAAGTTCTTTTCCCGTTCTGCTGTCTAAATTAATCTTTAATGCTTCTACACAGCTATTATATATATCATGATAATTTTGTAATATTTCTTTATCTGTATCGGGAAGCGGGAGGCTGCCGTCCTGCATACTTAAGTGTAAATTGCTCAATTTATATGAAATTTCATTATATGTTGAATGAATAGAATTTAAAACTTTTTCAGACCGAATATAATTATGTCCCGTATTATGAACTACATATTGCACCCTCAATAAATCATAAAATAATATAGACAATTGATAGGAATATATTTCAAATGTAAATGGTATTAACTGAGGTGTAATGTAATTAACAAATTTGCCCACTCTACTATCTAACAATTTTAAATTATAAAGAGGATGTGGATATGTGCATATATAGGAGGGGGGGGCTGACTGATGGAGGTCTATTAAGCCCAGGTAGACATTTGTAGGAATTGCACTTCCTAAGTCTATTAACCATATAAACATTCCTTGATCTGTGCATATGTATACTACATTTGCTGCTTTAATATCAAAATAATAAACATTTTTTTTATATAAACACACTAATGTTTCTGCTAAGCATTTTATAATTTGGTCTGCTAAATAGATACTTATTTTTTTGGTTGGACTGTTAATTAAATCTGCCAAAGTTCCATGACCTTTAAGCATATAAAATTTATCATTAATTATTTTAAAAGGAACTATATTTGAACATTGTTTTAATGCATTCTCATATTTGCCTTTAATATTCATTTCATCTAATATTTGTTGTGTATTGATGGGCACTTTTTCTAACAAATATATTCTATCTTTTTTATCTTTTTTTTTTTTTTTATTTTGTAATATAATTTCATTTACTTTCCCAAAAGCTCCATTGGGTATATCTTTATTTACTTTTTTTCCCTCAACCCCAGATTCTTCAACATATTCATTATTGTTCCATTTTGTTACTAATTCAGGTAGGTTATTCCACATTTTCTTTATTCTATTTTTCTTGACTTGTAAATTATCAGTTATTTCAGATAAATTAGATTTGTATATAGGAAAAACTGTATCACATATATTATCTTTTATATTTATAATACATATTTTATCTTTAGTATCACTACCTCCATAAAGTTTTTGTAAATATTTTTTTATAATTAATTTAGCAGATTTAGAGGTTATAGGAAAGATATCTCCATTTATAGGACTTTTTATATAATTATACATTATTATATATTATAATAATATAAAATTTTTAAATAATATATTAAAAAAATTTATAGAAAAGTTGAACCTTGCAAAACTTATTCATGTTACACCATGGCATAACGGTTTCCTATTGCCTTTGACAACCCTTTAAACAACCCATTCGAGGAAGGTTCTTTTTTATTCATCGCCTTCTCCCCTAGTTCCTTTAAATGATTAGGCACTTTGTCATCTACGTTTTTGCCTTTGGGATTCACTGATGGCAGCGGGGGGAGGATGAAGGAGGAAAGGAATAAAGAAGGATCCACGTTGTTTTTAAGAAAGTCATTCAGATCCTTAATGGGATTTATGAGATCAGACTCGTCGAAATCGAATTTTATTGGATATTTTCTTATTATATCGATAAATTTTTCTTTTCGTATTTCTTTTACATACTTTATATAGGTTTCATTCCATTTATCTTTATTTGAATTATAGCTATCTGTATTTGTGGATTTTAGCATGTTATCCATAGTTTTGGCTAATTCATTTTGATATTTTTTTATATTCTCACATGTCTTTTTTTTTAACATATCTATATTTAATTCATTTAATAAGGCATCTAGCATATCCTGGGTATTGGTATTCCCTAATTTATATAATGCATTTTGATGCGAATACATGATGTCCTTTTTTATTAAGTTTATTGGCTCTATATCTGCGGCCTGGTTTTTCCCTTCATTTACATTCTTGAGCCCCACACCTCCATAAAGTTTTTGTAAATATTTTTTTATAATTAATTTGCCATATTTAGAGGTTATATTAACCAATCTATTTGTTTGAGGATTAACAATTTTAGAATACATATATATATAATAATTAGAAAATTAAAAATCATTATATGTTTATTTCGATTTTAATAATTAATATAATAATTATTTTAAACTCATATATTATATATAATTATTATTCATAGAAAATTACAATAAATTTATTCAGTTTTTATTTCTTTTTTAACTTCAAATAATTGTTTATAAGGTTGCAGTGTCTTCAAGCATTTTTTATCATATTGGATCAACTCATTGCTTTGATTATACCACATCAGCTCCCCCTTCGGCCTCGCCGTAAAAGTTTCTAATTGTTTCGTAATTTCGTTATATGTATCATAATGTTTTTGTAATATATCTTTTTCTGTAGACCCAAGTTCCTTAATGTAATCAGAATTTTCAATATTTTTTGATATATTTCTAAAAAATTCTCTAATTTGTACAAAAGATTTTTTATTAATTTCTTTCCAGCTTATGTCGATTTTTTCACGAGTAGACCGTCCTATTAATACTATAAATAAATAAGATAATAGATAAGAATATATATTTAATGTAAATGGTAATAAGTCAGGGGTAATATAGTTAGATATATTTTTATTTAATCCGAAGATATACGAATTAAATATAGGATGTGGATATGTGCATACATAAGAATCTACATATTGTGGTTGGTTATATAATATGTTGATGTCTTTTTTTATAGGAATTATACTTCCTAAGTCAATAAACCATATAGTGATTACATTATCAACACACATATATACTATATTTTCAATTTTAATATCAAAATAATAAACCCCATTATTATATAAACATAATAATGTGTCCGCTAAACAATTTATAATTTTATCTGCAAAACTAATACTCAATCCCGGAAGGCCGTTGTTTATTGCATTAAGTGCTAAATCATATAAAGTTCCATGGCCTTTAAGCATATAAAATTTATTATTAATTATTTTAAAAGGTATTATATTTGAACATTCATTTAATGTTTTTTCATAAGTCTGCTGTGCCTTGCCCTCGCCGACGGTGTGCTGTTTTGTAATATCCAGTTCATCTAATTTTTTTTTTTTATTCATTCTTTGTTTTTCTATCAAAACTATTTCTTTATTTGTTTTTTTATTTTTGAATATAGCATTTTTTACTATCCCAAAACTTCCTTCTTCTTCTTTTCCTATTGGTTCATACCTTTCAAAAATATATTCCTCATCATTCCATATTGTTTTTAACGTAGTTTGAATAAGATTTTTCGGAACTTCTTCTAAATTTTTAATTATTTGAGATAAATTAGAATCGTATATAGGTAAAACTTTATCACATATATTATCTTCTATATTTATACTACATATTTTTTCTTTTTTATTCATCGCCTTCTCCCCTAGTTCCTTTAAATAATTAGGCACGTTGTCATCTACGTTCCCCCCACCTCCATAAAGTTTTTGTAAATATTTTTTTAATAATGATTTACCAGATTTAGAGGTAATATTAACCAATCTATTTGTTTGAGGATTTTTTATTTTAGAATACATATATATATATAATTAGAAAATTAAAAATCATTATATGTTTATTTAGATTTTAATGTAATAATCTTTTTCAACCCAAACTCTCGGGGTCCAAGTCAAATAATTTTGTAAAAGGTATGAGTTTTTCCAAATAGTCTTTATTTTTTTTTTTTTTTTTTTCAAATTCTTCAAATATATCTCCAGATGGAATCTCGTCTAATGTTTTAGAAATATTAAGAAACTTCAAATGGTCTAATTGATCCATAATTTCTTTATATGTATTATAATATTTTTCTAATATATTTTTATCTGGAATAGTTATAAGTTTTAAACGATCTTCTATTCTAGTTAATATTGTTTTAAATGAAGTATTAATATCAAAAATATTTAAGAAATTAATATCATAATGGGACAACCAGACTTGAATACCTATTAATTGTAATAAAAATAAAGATAATTGATAAGAATATATATTTAATGTAAATGGCAATAAGTTAGGAGTAATATTATTAGATAATCTTCGTATACTTCTATCATCACTTGTAAGATAATTATCAGAGTCATAAATTTTTAAATTAAAAATAGGATGTGGGCATGTGCATATATATGATAGAATACCGTTTTTATTTATGGGAATTATACTTTCTAAGTCTATTAACCATATAAACATTTCATTATGAACACACATATATACTACATTTTGGATTTTAATATCAAAATAATAAATTCCATTATGATATAAACATTTTAATGTGTTAGCTAAACACTTTATAATTTTATCTGCTAAAGTAATACTCAATGTTACTTTTTTTGCTAAATCCGATAAACTTCCATGTCCTTTAAGCATATAAAATCTATCATCAATAATTTTATAAGGTATTATATATGAACATAGTTCATTAAGTATTTTATGATTTTGTTGATTTTTTAAAATAGATATTTTTTCTAATTTATGGGTGGGTTCAATTGATAATTTTTCTAACAAAGCTATTTGATCTTTCTCATTTATTTCACTACAAAATATAAGATTATTTATAGCTTCATTTATCTTATTTGATATTTTAAATATATATCTTACATTTTTCCACTTTGTTTCAAGAACTCCATTAACTCTTTTCAGATTATCAATTAAACTAAATATATCAGAATCATATATAGGAAAAACATTTTTACATATTGAAGGGGGAGGTAGATCGATACGACATACTTCTTTAGGATTTAATGATATTTCATTACCCCAAGAAGTATTTATTGTTGTTTCAAAAGGTGTTTCAACAGTTGTTTCAACAGTTGTTTCAAAATTTGTTTCATGGGTTGGTTTTCCTCCAAATTTAATATATTTTAATAATATTTTTTTTCCTAATTTAGAATTTATACTAACTTGTTTATTTGTTTTAGGATTTTTTATTTTAGAATACATACATATATATATATATATATAAATATATATATTAAATATGAAATAGGAAGATCTATATTATGATTATTTAGTGTTATAGTGTGCCTTTTACTTGATTCTATCTATTAAGTATCTAAATAAAATCTCAAAATCTTTGTAAGTTATTTTTTTTTTTTTTTTTTTTTAAATT